TATCTTATAAAAAGAAAAAGCACCTAGTAAAGGTGCTTTAAAATTTAGGCATTGAGATCTTTGGCATTTCTATCTTTGGAGTTTTAAACCCACCGTAATTAGTGTCAGGTTTAAAATTATTCTTTGAAGGAGTTTGTTGTTTGTATTCCTTTTCTTGTTTTTTGTATTGTTTATCTTCTTCATCAAGAGCTTCTTCAAAGTTTTTGAGCATGTATTCAATTCTATAGAATTCCATTTGGTCCAGATCCATTGGACTCAAATGTAATTTATAGACACAAATGAATTCAATTTTAAACCAATTCTCCAAACGGATCTGAAATAAGGAAAAGAGATTTGATCCCCCCTTGAAAGGATAACGGCACAGTACGCTCACCTCCTTCCTCATCGACATAACGAACCACAGGGTCTACAGTGTCGGTGAATATTCTTCTTATTTCAGTTAACAAAGAAATCTCTCCTGGAGTCCAGTTATGTGAATCCATTATTATTTTTGAATAAGTATCATCGGTTAATCCTCTCCAATCAGTTATAACAAATGGAGCAAAAGATATAAAATCCTCATCTATTACTTCGTTACCTTGTCTCTTACGATTTATATATGTTTTTAACCAATTAGTTATACCAACTGATGGTATTGATATTCTTAACTTTTTGCCTGATTTAAATGTCAATACAAACAGTCTTTCTTCTGGCGAATAATATTTCATCATTCTGTCATCAAAGTTTATGTAATTTATCATATCCTTTGTTACATCAATCTTTGATGTTTCAGACGTTTTTACTTGTAACCTATTTTCTCCATTAACAAAGGTTAATTCCCGTATTGCTAATAATACATAAAACCTATCAACCTCCTTTAAATCTCTCCATGATGATGAGCCAGTAGGAAATTTTATCTTTGCACATCTTTCGACAACATAATTTAACATATCGTCTAAGGCCGATAAATTATCTTCATTTAAGGTTGACCAGTGACGAATTTCTGTTGCAACAGCGGCACGAATTGTTATTTCAGTTCCTTCAGGATAAAACCATCCTTGTGTAGGAAGATCAAGTATCGGAAGTTTTTGCCACCCAAGTTGATTAGCAAAACTAATCTCTTCGTTTGTTTTTTCCCAGGGTTTATGGACTTTTGAAGTATCTTCTAAACGAGTACCAACCTTTTGTGGAGTGACGGTTGTTTCATTTTTGCTTCCTTCTATTCGTTCAGCAAATTCCCTCAATTTTTCTTCATTAAGTTCTTTTGATTTATCGTCGAATTGACTCATATTTGTTTATAAATTAAAGTTCTAATTATATATCTTTATATGTAAAAAAAGTGCCCCGGTTTTACAAAATAAAAAAGGAAGAACTTAAATTCTTCCTTGAAATAACATTTTTAAATTTAAAATTATATTATCGATTCGTCCCATGAATCACAAGCTAACGTGAATCCGGTTATTCTATAAAGTTCAGTTCCCATGTATTCTAATTCAGGAGCTGGTATTTGGGTTATAGGAAATACGTTATAAGTTTTCCATTGCCAGAATGGGTTTGCAGCTCTGTCGTACATTGTAATTAACATCCAAGGAGCAACATAATCGGCTTTTAATCCAGTTCTACCTGTCAATGGGTCATAAACTAAATCACACCATTTTCTTAATGTTTTTAATACATATGCGCTTGGAGTTCTATCTAAGTTGACTTCAAAATCTAGCCCAATATCCATAGTGGTCTGTTCAGGTTTTGCAGCTGCAAAACGTCTAGTAGCCCACTTATATTGTTGTGCTATAGGTGAAGTTGGAAAACTATGAGAAACCAATCCGGATATCTTCATAACGTTTTCTAACAATAGATTTGTATTCTCTTCTGTTGATCCAACGCCAACAGGGAGCGCTATTTGTATTGTAAAAAGGTTAAGATATACGGGTTCATATAATTCTTGAGCTGCTCTAGAGTTTCTCCAGTGCGGTAAGCCAAATGAGCCTTGTGATTTAAAATTTTCAGCCATAATGCTTTTTCATTTTATTTTATTATATATTTACTTTTAAACAGCCGTAAATCCACCGCTACTACTTGTTCCTAATTTATTAACGGTTATTCTGTTTATTATTTTTTCCATTCCTTTGTTAATCCATACTCCAATGTCTAATAAGGCAAAACCTTCATCAATCAAATCTTTAGTGTTATTTGATTCATCCATTATGATTTCGTAATCAAATAAAGCACCAGCATCTTTTATCGATGATAGTATAGGAGTTATTGAGTTAACTACGTTTAATCTTGAAACAGGGTTATTGTAGTCAAACACAAATTGTTTTAAAATGTCATCAACTTGAAGTTCAATTGTATTCAACAATTCTCTAACATGTAAAAAGTTATAATCGCTTCTTACAGTTTGGAAAGATGTTCTATTTGAATAAATCAAAACTTGTGCAGTTTGTGGTCTTTCAATTATTGAGTTATATCCAAATGGTTCTAAGAAATCTCTATCAGTTTGGTCTAAGTTGTATTCAACACCACCAACTGCTGAATTAGAAATTATACCATTTTTATTAGCAACAATCGCAAATGGGTCTCCACCTAAAAATTTCCTTACAAACGTATTAGATACATCAGCAGCAGGTGGCACTAAAAATGTACGGTCATTTTCAACATATTTTAAGAATGGTCCAAATACTCCTGAGTAACGAGAACCGTTAGCTTCAGATGGGAATGAGAACCTAAATGACCTTGGCATATCTGGGTTACCTCCTTGTGGAATCCATTCTGTATTAAAAATAGGTTTAGGATCCACTCCTGGGATGAAGGTATCGCAGAAATAAGGGTTTTGAGATGTTGATAATTGTGCCATTGAAGGAGCACTTATTATAGCGGTTGTTTTACCTCTTTTCTTTGCAAGTCTTGATAAGTGTGATTTACCACCAAGTTCTGGTCTTAGACCGTATGACATTGTATCAACAACATAACGATATTGAATCATATCTGGGTTTGTTAACCCTCTTATGATACCTTTGTCTTCTAACATTCCATAAATCTTTTCAAGACCTTCTTCAAGGTTAGGAGCACCGTTTTCATTGTAACCAGGCAAATGGTTATTTGTTAATTTTAATCCATCTAATTGAATGAATTTATACACAGTTGCGATAGAAGCATCATCAATAGGTTTTTGTACTGTTACAAAACCCGCACCAGCAACATATCCAAATATAGGTTCAGCTGTTTCATATACATATGTAGAACCATCAAATAATTTACTTGTTATGTATGTAACTCCAGATGGAATCAATCCGCCGTCATCATCTTTTTTAACAAGGGTACCTACGGTAATCAATGATGAATTTGATGAAAGGTCTAATGTAAATAATTTACCTGTTGTATCAGTTTGATTGATGTCAACAGTGTTCCAAAGAACGGTGCTTGCATCCAGATTGATGCTAACATCATAACTTAGAAATTGTTTTCTTGGAAGTATTCCACCAAGTTGGTAATCAATCCAATTATGACCAACTAAATCAATTATAAAATTGGTTGCTGAAGTTGAACTTCCATCACCTAGTTCCCATTGTCCTTGTGTTTCATCCCAAATAAGTTGGTCTAAAGCTTCATTGTTTACATTTAATAATACGCCAGTCAAAGGAGTAGAAGCATTTACAATATCTTCAATGTATTGTCCTGCTCCAGTTTGATCTCTAAATTCAGGTATGATTGTTCCTGTCCAAGAACCAACCAAATTTACATTTGGAATGTTTGTAAAGTCTGTGAGTTTGTTAGGTTTTATACCTTCTATTGTGAAATATTCAGAAAATACTGGATCTGAAGATAGTTTTGAATAATTTGTCCAATCACCTTCAATAGCAATTATCTGAATGAAATAATCTTTCATTAAATCATATGGACGAATCCATGCGAAAGGAATGTTTGTATCAGCACCATACCAATCTTTTGCAAATACACTGTATCCTTGTAACCCAACGGCTTTTCTAATAATAAAGGAAATGTTTTTTGTACCTACATTTCCTAGTTGTAGTAGAGGAGCGCTTTGCTCTGTTAATAAATATTTGTTAGCTATTATTCCTTGTAAATACCCAGCATCAGCTTTCCAAAATCTTTCTCTGTTAAAGAAATTAACAAATTTATCTGAAACTATTGAGTTGTTTGAAGTGCTTGAATCTACAGAAAAGCCAATTGCTTCTACCATATCAAGAGAAGAATCAGGAGCTGAATTAGCTTTTAATAAATTTATCGCAAACACAGGAGATTGTAATAAACATGTGTCTATTGACCTCTGAAAGAATGATCCTTTTCTCTCTAATTTAAGATCTAAATCTCCATAAAACTTCTGACGATCACGGGTAGACCTAATGAATACGGGAGTGTTAAATGGTCCAACCTTTGAGAAGCCTGGCACAAGTCTCAATGATTGTGTAGTCACAGTTATTCGTTCTGATTGGTCGACTTCTATTGTGTATACACCAGCAGATTTAAATTGAGATAAATCTAATGATAATTTAGCCATATTATTGAGTTTATTTTTATTATTTATTCATAACGCGGAACATAAAAAATTCCGTATTTTTATTATATATCATTCTTTTTAAACCTGTTTTTTGAATTTAGAACGATATTCCTGGTCTATACTTAAAGTGTTGTTCACTGTTTAGGTTAAATATTTCATTAATATCTTTTTGTTCATCCCCTTCATAAAGAGATTTAAACAATTCATCGCTTACTTCGGTATCATCGTAAGGTTCTTTGACTATCTCCATTGCGTATTTCTTTTGTGGAGAATCAGGTAGTTCTTCTAAAAAGTCGTAAAGCCAATCGATGTATTCAAGTTCTTTATAAAGTCTTGATAGGTTCAATTCAGCCATAGCCAAATCATCATGCCTTGCTATGCCCTTAAATTTTCCATCCTTCGTTTTACCAAACGCATTGAATTCGTAATACGTTTCTTCCTCGGTTGGAATCAAAATTTTCATTTCAATCAATTTTTTACCAAGCTTTATAAAATATTCTTTATCTGAACGTACTTTAAACCCTGGTTTTTTTCTTGGAGGTGGTTCTCCAGGTACAGGAGCAGTGTGGTATGTATTTAAAACTATCCCATCAGCGTATTCTTCATGGTTAGAAAATTCATATAAAAAAGCTTTTCCATTAAAATTCATTTCAATGACCATCTTACAAACTTCTGGATGAAATTGTTCAAACACTAAAGCTTTGGCTACTTTTGCCATAACATTTTCGTCCTTTACATTATCTCTGTATAAGCCAACCTGCTCCATACGAAATATGTTTTCAATGTTACGTTCATCTTTTCTTAACTTTCTTAATTTAGCAAGGCTTTTTAATTTTATTTGGTGTATGGAAGCTACGTTATAATCGCTGTCCTTTTTTTCATTTATATCCTTGCCTTCAGCAATATCAACGGTTATAACATACCTGTCGTTTTTTGTATCAACATCTTTGTTTGGATCAAAATCATGCCTCCATTCAAGATTTTCATATAGTTCACTATCTAAATTAGTTTTTTCTAATTCTTTGTATTTGTATTTAAAAATTTTACTTAAACGTTTCAACCACTGAAGGTTACTTCCTTCTAATAAATTATTAGCTTTTATATCAAATTTTAATTCAAATTCTTGTGCAAATTCATCTTCACCAAAATCTCGTTTCATTTGTTCTGCCCATGCATCATTGTGGTCAGGAACTTCCCAATAGTTTACTTGTTTATTAGCAAACGAATTTGTGCCCTTTATGGATTTATCCCATATCTCAAAAAATAAATTATCTTGACCATAAGGAGTTGATGAAATTATACACTGTGAAATTTTTGAGGATGCAAGTGTTGGATAAACTGATCTCCAGAATTCTCTTGCAATGTTTTGTTGTATATGAGCAAACTCATCAATGTATAAAACGTGTATAGCAAAACCTAAAACTGCAGTTTTGGTTGTGGCTTGTGATGTCAACATACAACCATTATCTAGCCTCATTCCAGTTGCTCCGGTGCTAACGATGCCAGGTTTTAAAAAATAAGGTAAACCTTTAAATACATCCATAACCTTTCTAACGATTTCGGTTGTGGTTGCTTGTTTGTTAGCTAATATGGCTAAGTTTCGGTCACAGTGAAAACATAAGTACCACGCGAAATATGCAGCAATTGTTGTAGTGTTATGAGATAAAATTCCATTGCCATAAAATCTGTGTTCGGAAGAATCAACAGTAACATCAAACATGGATGTTTTAAATGGGTATTTTATTATTCTAATGACTTTTTGTGGTCCTTCTTTGGTTTGAACAACATAATTTATTTTTAAATCTTTAATAAAAATTTCATTAAATCTGGAATCAAATAAAATATGATTATCAGCACCCTCTAACCACATTCCATTTTCTAATTCTATTCGCCAAACATAGTATGGCTGAGTTTTGTGAATGTGTGTAATTGGTTTGAACCCATCATCGGTTTCAATTTCTAAATTTTCTAATGGAATAGATTCAAGTATTTTTTTAGAAATATCATTTTCATCGAGATTTAATGAAGAATATTCCCATTTCTCAAGAAGTTGAATTAGAAGTAATAATATGAATTTAATCGTTTGTTTCATAAATAAATTTTATGCATTTTTCTATAACATAATCTGGATTAGAATAAAAATCATCTTCCCATATAGTTAAAATTTTATAGCCTTTTTTAATAGCCAATTTAGTTT